ATAGCTTTCATGTAAACGTGCGTGAGCATATCAGTGCTTTTGATAAGATAGCGATTGAGAGTCAATTTCAGGAGTTGAGTTTAGGTGGTTCCATTATTTATACTGAAGTTCCTAATATGAATCGTAACATTGAGGCTGTTGTTCAGTTATTACAGTATATGTATGAACATAGTATGTATTCAGAGATTAATACTAAATCTGATTATTGTTCAAAGTGTGGCTTTGATGGTGAAATTCAGATTAAAGGTGAGGAAGGTCATTTGTACTGGGAGTGTCCTCAATGTGGTAATACTGATACTGCCTTATTACACGTAACACGCAGGACTTGTGGCTATTTAGGTTCTAATTTTTGGAATCAAGGGCGTACTGAAGAGATTCGAGATAGGGTATTGCATTTAGATTAGGGTTATTGTATATGAGTGATAGTAGTTTAGAAAATAGATTAGTTGATGTATTTACACAGATAGCAAAAGACATTAAAAGTCATAGAGGTGGTTCTTCCAGTAGTTCATTAGAGTTTAGTGAATTAAAGAAATTACTAAACTCTAAAGGATATTATTGTAAAGATGCTACATTACAATCTTTGTTAGAATGTATTTGTATTTCTATGAGTAATAATACTATAGATATATCATATGAAAAGACTTTAACAAGTATTACATTTACTTCATTACCTCGTGTTGTATTTACTATTGATGATGTTACGTATACAACTGGTAGTGATGGTACATATATCTACACTATACCTAGAGATAAGAGAGTTGTTAAGGTTAAGTTGTATGGGTATGGTGATTCTGTCATTAAAGAGTTTAATGTTTCATTACTTGGTGAGTTGATTGATTTTGATGCGTTACTACGTGATGGGGTTAAAATTACTACAAGTAATCAGTATGAGTTAGTAAACTTTAAGACTAACCCTAATGTTAAGACATATGTTATCACCAGTACATACCCTGTAAATGGTGATAATGGTGGTTATGTTGGTGGTATTATGTGGAAGTTAGGTGCCTCTGCTACTGATAATATGAATATCATTATTGATGGTAGTGCTGAGAATTACGTTACCTTAAACTATTTAAGGTATAGTTTCATTAAATATGGTGAGTTAAATCATAAAGTTAGGATATTTGTAAGACATACTACACAGGATTCAAGTAAAGGTACATATAATTCTCCTGATAGATATGTTACAACAGACATCAGTACACCTAACAGGGGATTAATTTCTGTGTACACTGAGAAATTAACTGAGTTTGTTAAAAAGAATTATGGTATTGACCGTAGTGTTGTACAAAGGATGAAGGAAGTATATGGTGTCTTAGGTGATGATGTGTTGTGTGGTATTTATACATTAGATGGTTCAGAGGCTTTAGTGTATAGACCTTCAAAAGTTAAATTTGAATATGTGAGTATTGTTTGATACTTGTAAAGTAATGTAAATTTTGGTATACTTTAGGTGTAGGTTATGGCTTACACCTAAAGTATATTTTTTATAAAGGTAGGTTATGGCTTACATCTAAAGTATATTTTTTATAAAGGTAGGTTACAATTATGAATACTATTGAAAATACTGTATATGTACTGTTCACAACTTCTGATTTGTTTAGTACACCATTACTTGGTGTTTATGCTACTCGTGCAGAGGCTGAAGCTGAGTATGTTGAGGTACAGGAAGAGTATGCACTAGAAGATTTTGAATTGAGTATTGAACAAGCAACATATACTTTCAAGTTTAAAGAAGGGGTTTAATTATGATGGTTAATAATGATTTTCTTTGCAGATTAATAAATAGATACTCTATGTACTTGTTTGGTGGTACTTGTACTGTAGTAGTTATGAATCATTCCAGTGATATTGTAATATTTTGTAAACAAAGTGATGGTAGTATTGAGTATACTGCTGATTATGTGTTTGACTATGATGGTATAGAGATTGCTGATTTAGTAGGTATTGATGTTAAGATTACTGATACTGTAGGTGATGTTGAGTTGTGCAATATATGCTCTACTGGTGATGATTATTGTAGTAATAGCATATTACAGTTTGTGGTACAGATGATTATTGATAAGGATTTAGACCCTGTACATAGTTCAAGTCTTATTGTTAAGGATGAGTTGACATATGGATGTGAAAGATAAGATTCTTGTAGATATACAAGAAAATAAAAAGTATAAGGATTTAGATATTGTTGGGTTTAGTGGTGGTGATGCCAATATTCTACGTAACATTTTTTCTAAATATGATGATTTTAAGATGATGGCAAGAGAAGATAATTAGGTATGTTACATATTAGTGATGTCATGTCTATCCATGAAAATGTTATTAATGTTTATGGTAATAAACGTACTGCTACAGCTTTAGCATTGTTTCTTAATAAAAAGTGGGGTATAAAGTCAGCTATTTTTGATACTCATAGTCCTTATAGATTGTCTTTAGATGTTGCTAATGGTAAATTTTTCTTATGAAGATTTATTAGAGATGTGGTGATGTTTGTGGATATAGAATCATATAAAGATGAAGTACTTGCTAAAATAGATGCTATGTCAGATGAAGATTTACGTATGATTTTTAGTGAGGTTCTAGATGGGTATGAGAAGTCTATACCTCTGATGGCTATACCTATTGTAGTACCTAGTTTTAGTATTGAACGTACATTTATACTAACATTTAGGAGATGTAATATGTATCGAAAGAGGGGTAAACTTAGTGAGATACGCAGGACTAAAAGAAAATGATATAGTCGATGGTGATGGTGTTTGTGTTTCTTTTTGGTTACAGGGCTGTTGTCATATGTGTAAGGGTTGTCATAACCCTGATACATGGGATTTAAATGGTGGATTAGAGTTACCTAATACTTATATAGATGACATTATTGATTTATTGTCTAAGAATGGAATACATAGAAATCTTAGTATTTTAGGTGGAGAGCCGTGTTTACCTAGTAATGTGAGTATTGTGTTGCCACTACTCAAAAAAGTTCGTACAGCGTTACATAGCGTTAAAATATACTTATGGAGTGGTTACACATATGAGCAACTTTTGGGTAGAGATGATACTAAAGAGTTGTTACAATATATAGATGTCCTAATTGATGGTAAGTTTGAGTTAGCACATAGAGATATCACTCTAAAGTTTAGAGGTTCTCCTAATCAACGTGTGATTGATGTTAAACAGTCATTACAAGATAATAGGGTTGTATTATATTGTGAATAATATATAAAAAGGAGATTTATTATGAGCATTGAAGTAGTTAAAGAATATGACTTATATGACTATGTAGGTACATTTTATAAATTTAGCGATTGTGCTGAAAAGTTTCTTAACTCATTGAGTGATGATATCGATTTTAAACGTGTTAATGAAGATGATGGAGTTATCATTATTAATACTAAAAAAGAAAAGCATAAGATAGCTTTTACAGTTAATAATGTTAGTTTTGATTATCGTGAAGGTAATTTGTATTTTAATCATTATTTTGATGTTTTGAGAGATACACCATGTATTCTAGATTTGATGATTGTTGCATTTAATGAGATGTTAGTGTGTAGAGATGTGGAAATTGATATGATGTCTATATTAGGTATGGTAAGTGCATTTATCTCATTAAAGATGTGGTTCAGTGATTCTAGAATTGAGGTGCTAGAAGATAGACTTGAACGTGAGGAAAGTGAGCAGAGAGCTAGAGAAAATGCTGAGTTTTGGGAAGAATATTTCTTCTTTAACCCTAATGATGTTTAATGGTAAATATGTGTGGAGTTTGTAATGGGATTTATTAATAAAATTTTATATTATTTTGACATGATGATTGTGTGTATTAATAGTACAGAACCTCAATTAGATACAATAGAGAAAGACTTAGATAAGACAAAAGAGGTTGCTACTAAAGTTGTACAAATCAGTTTGGCTGTTAGTGAGATTGTAGTACTATTATTTAAGGTGTATGGTGTGTTTGTTAATACATCGAATGTGATAACAACTGGTGCCTTAGGTTCTACATCAGATAAATCTAATTCTTATAAGGCTTTAGATGATTTACAAAAACATATTGATATTGAAATGTTGCAGAATGTATTAGATTCTGAGGTAGAGGTTAGTTTGGAAGATGTCAATAAATTACATAATGAGGTAGAAACATATAAAAAATCATTGTTAGATAGGTCAAATAGTTAGTTATGTAGATAAATACGTTGTTTTGTAGTATAATGAGTATTATAAAATAACGTATTTTTTGTGTCTTGAAAGGGTTTATGGTTATGGTTGAACGATTACGTGGTTTTGAGGTATGTTCTAGTGGAGTAGAGTTTGATTGTAAGTTACCTAGTAGGAGTACTAAGCATAGTGCTGGTTATGACTTTTATGCTCCTTATGAGGTGGTTATTCCGTCTTTATGGAAACAGGTCGGTAGGTATTTACTACACTCTATTAAAAACTTATCATCTGATGGTTATGGTGAATGTATTAAGCCAACACTTATTCGTACATATATTAAATCATATATGCAAGAAGATGAAGTATTGTATGCTTATAATAGGTCGTCTAATCCTATGAAGAGGGGTTTAGTTGTTAGCAATAGTGTTGGAGTGATTGATTCCGATTATTATAATAATGATGAAAATGAGGGTAACATTGGAGTAGCATTTTATAACTTTTATCCTTTTGATGTTACGATTGAGAAGGGTGATAAATTATTTCAAGGTGTATTCTCAAAATTTTTAAAATCTGATAATGATGAAGTAGATACTGTACGTAGTGGTGGTTTTGGTTCTACAGGTAAGTAGGTGTGTGTATGTTTGAAAGTAATGTAGCTTATGTTGATTATGAAAAAGCATTTAAAGAAAATAATGTAAAATTTGACAGTAAAAAGGCATTGTCTATTATTTTAGATGATACGTGTGGTGATGGTACTACTATTGCTATTCAGCCAAAGGCTCTTAATGCTTTACTAAAGGCTTTAGAGAGTATTAATGCAGTAGATAGAGTTGTCATTTTACCATATCTTAGGGGTAATGATATATATTACCTTTTGGTTAAATGTTCTTTTACTGTTTCAGAAGTAATTTAGGTTGGTGTTGTATGAAATATTTTACATCTGATATACAGTTAGGTGATAGTGATTTTCATGACAATATTATTATAACTATGTGGAATGGTATTGTTACTGATGATGATGTAGTTTACATTTTAGGTGGTGTTGGTGATTTTTCAAAATTAAAATCACTTAAAGGTGGTAAGATACTTTTACTAAATCAAGATGATATGAAAACATATTACACATATATCAATAGTGTTTCTACTAAGAGGGATACTCTTTTAGATAAAGAGATGTTTAGAGTCTATTGTAAAAATGAGTATAATATCAGTACAGTACTGTATAGAGACCTTTTAGAGGTTACATTGTTTAGTGGTGATATTGTTAGATTATGTAATGATTATCCTAATGCAAATACATCTAAACTATTTACTGTAGCTAGTGGAATGGGAGTTATACAAAGGGTTTTTGATAGTGGTGTTAATGTTACTTCCTATGTGAATGGGTTTAGGCCTGTTTCTGAGTATGATGTATTGTCTTTTATGAAGAGAGACTGTCATGAGTTGTATTACTAACAGTATTTTATAATAGATTGGTGGTGGTTTTGGTTGGAAGGTAAGATATTATTTCTATGTGGTAAAGGTGGTACTGGTAAAGATAGTGTATTGAATTTGTTACTAAAAGCATATCCTACTATGTTTACAAGGTATGTCTTAACTACTACTAGGGATATGAGGTATGGTGAAATTGAAGGTGTTGAATATCATTTTTGTGATACTGAGACTTTTTTAGATAGAGATAATAAAGGTGAATTTATTATCGTAGAAAAATATTCGATAGCTAATGGCAACATAAATTTCTATGGTGTAGGTGATATACCTATTGATGATACTGTATATGTATTGTGTGGTACTAATACACAGTTTTATAAGTTAAAAGAAATATATGGTGATAGGGTTGTTGGTGTGTATCTATATAATACATCATATACTAGCTTGACTCGTATACTTTCAAGATTGAGAGATAGGACTGAGTATAATGTGTTAGAGTCATGTAGAAGAGTGTTGTCTGATAGTTATGATTATATGTATATAGATTTTCAGTCTTTTGATTTGACTATTAATACTGATGATTATTGTTTGTCTGAAGAGATTGAATTGATACATAAGTTGTTTGAATAAGGGGTATGATTATGAAGATAGCTTATGTGAGTGATTTACAGTTAGATAGTAATATTTCTTTAGAAAACATTAAAGATTTATCTATACAGATTATCAATAGATTTAATGACACTTTAGATTATATTATTTTTAATGGTGGTGTAGTTCATAATTATGTAAAGTTAATAGACATAGTTGATACTTTACAAAAAATGTTTAAAGAACATTCTATACATACTCTTGTTAGGTTTAATGTTGGTAATATAGATTATTACTATGATGATGTAGTCATTGATAAAGTAGGTAAGTTTTATGAAATTGATAAGGTCTTTAAAAATCACAGATTATATTTACCTAGGAATCCTATTATTACAGGTTCTGTATGGGTTATGGGTTGTGATACGTGGTATGATTACTCTTTGTATCGTGGTAAGCCTACAACACTACAAAAGATAACATTAAAAGATAATCGTAATGTGTTTACTAAAATGTTCACCAAATCAAGAAATAGTGATAATATGTATATCACTGATTTATCTGATTATTGTTATGGGTTAAGCGATACTTTTGATGTCAAACATACTGATGAGTGTATAGAGTCTTTTAGGTATATGTGTGATAGGTACGATAAAACCATAGCACAGCCAATACATAAGATTGTGTGTGGATATTTCTACTCTAATCATTTATACCTTTCTGATGATGTCAAGAGAGATGGATATTATGATGCTTTTAGTGGAAGTACTAAATTTGATGAAGTTTTTAAATCTAGAAGTGTTACTGAGTATGTGAGTGGGAAGTCTAGTTCTTATCGAACACACGTATTAAAAGATGGTGTTAGGTATAGGAATAGTGCTACCACTTTTTGTAAAAATACTATCTTTTCAGATAAGTTAGTATTAGGTGATGTGTTGGTAGTTGATTATTAAGAATTATTATCAATACTGAGATGGTTTAGGTGTGTTATGAAAACTATTGATGTAGAACAAGCAATACTAAATAGAAATAGTGTTTCTTATAATACAAATAATGATGTTTGTTTAAGTAGGTTAGAAGTATTAGATATTTTGTATAATGAGTTACCATGCATATGTGATTTAGATAGTGATAGAAATCTAGATTCTAGTAAATATGTTAGGTTGGCCAGACAATATCAGTATAGGAATTATAGGTTATTTAAGTATAGTGATATTAGGAGATTAGGGTTACAGAGTTCATTATCACAATTTCATCATAAGTTTATTTCAGATTGTGGTGGTGCTGTTGTATGTATATTAAACTCTCTAAATGGCAAGGCTATTTCATGTGTATTTAGGGGTATTACAACAAAGGATTTTGTGGATTATAGTGCTTTACAGAGTTTATACGGGTTTGATTTAATAGATGATACTTTTAGGTATGGTGATTGGTTAGTATTGACTGAGGGTTTTTATGATGCTGATGTGTTGCGTACTATATACCCTAATGTGGTAGCTATGCAGACAAGTAATGTAAATGCATTACAATCTCAAATATTATTGACTATGACTGATAAATTTATTGTTGCTTTTGATAGTGATACTGCTGGGTATATTGGTTATGATAAGGCTTTAAAGAGATTAAAGAGAGATAATACCATAGTTCAGCATTTACAAGTATATGGTGATGATAAAGATGTTGGTGTATTAGGGGAAATTATATCTAGTAATGAGGAATATAAAAAACGATTAGAGTATTATACAAATAGTATACATACGTTAATGAAAGGAAATATACTAGGATGGTAGAAAAAGATACAAATACTAAAAATGTAGATAATGTGGTGGCATTTTCTGATAAAGGCTCTAAGGAGATGAATCGTTCTGTTAAACGTAAAGAAATGGTTGAAGTTATGGAGCAAGTATTTGATAGGATGAATGAGACTAATCGGTACTTGATGGAAGATATTAATACTATGTATCG